GAAAGAGTTGCAGAGATTATGGAACAACTTTCATCTGACGTTGATAACTATCTCAATTACGTAGTTGAACAATGGATCGAAGAAAATGAAGTTGCCGTTGAGTCCGCTCTCCGTAGCGAACTTACCGAAGATTTCATCGGCGGTCTCCGTTCACTATTCGCCGAACACTACATCGACATTCCTGAAGAGGAAGTTGCCGTTGTAGAAGAACTTTCACACACAGTTGAAGAACTTGAAGCAAAACTCAATGAAGAGATTGAACGCAACGTTGCTCTAACAGGCATGATTGCTGAAGCTCGTAAGAATGAGTTGGTAGGTTATGTTTGTGAAGGTCTAACAACTACTCAGGCCGAGAAACTTAAAGGTCTCGTTGAGAATGTTGCTTATACTAACGATGACCAGTTTATCGAAAAAATTTCAACACTACGAGAGAACTACTTCCCAACATCAGTTAAGGCTGATGAGGTGCTTGACCGCGTAGAGTCCGCAGATCCATCAATGATTAACGAAAGCAATCTTGAGGGTCCAATGGCAAACTACGTAAAGGCACTTGGTAGAAGCCTCCCAAAGTAATTTAACTTAACTTTAGTAACATAGAAAGAAGGAAACTAAAATGTATTTAACAGAACAACTAGAACAGAAGTGGTCACCAGTTCTTGACCATGATGGTCTTCAGGGAATTAAGGACCCATACCGCCGTGCGGTTACAGCCGTAGTTCTTGAGAACCAAGAAAAAGCAATGTCAGAAGAGGCTCGCACTCTTAACGAAGCTGCTCCTACAAACTCAGGCGGCGGTCTCGGAACAGGTACATCAGTTGGTTCATACGATCCAATCTTGATTTCACTAGTTCGTCGTGCGCTTCCTAACCTAATCGCTTATGACGTTTGCGGCGTTCAGCCAATGACCGGTCCTACCGGCCTTATCTTCGCTATGCGCGCTCGTTACTCAGCAATGGGTGGCCAGGGTCAAGGTACAACAAACGAAGCATTGTTCTTCGAAGCGAACTCAAACTTCTCTTCACAGAACTCAGCTGGTGGCCTTCCTGGTACAGTAGCAAACACAAGCGCAAGCACATCAAATACCGACCCTGTATTCAACCTTGGTGTTGATACAACATACGGTACAGGTAAAGGCATGACAACAGCACAGGCCGAAGCTCTTGGCGACGGTACAACTGGTAATGCTTTTGCTGAAATGGCCTTCTCAATCGATAAGGTTACTGTTACAGCACGTTCACGCGCTCTAAAAGCAGAATACACCACAGAACTTGCTCAGGATCTTAAAGCCATTCACGGCCTTGATGCTGAGACAGAACTTGCTAACATTCTCTCAACAGAGATTCTAGCAGAAATCAACCGTGAAGTTATTCGTACCATCTATTTGTCAGCATCAGCTGGCGCTCAGTATGGTGTTACAACTGCTGGTACATTCGATCTTGACACCGACTCAAACGGCCGTTGGTCAGTTGAGAAGTTCAAAGGTCTTATCTTCCAGATCGAACGTGAAGCTAACGCTATTGCGAAGGCAACCCGTCGCGGTAAAGGTAACGTCATCATCGTTTCTTCTGACGTTGCATCCGCTATGGCTATGGCTGGTGTTCTTTCCTATACACCTGCTCTATCTGCCGACCTAACAGTTGACGATACAGGCAACACCTTCGTTGGTATGCTCCACAACCGCATTAAGGTTTATATCGATCCTTACTTCGGTGGTTCAGCAGTTGGCGACGAGCTTGTTACAGTTGGCTTCCGTGGTCAGTCACCATTCGACGCTGGTCTATTCTACTGCCCATACGTTCCACTACAGATGGTCCGTGCAATCGGTCAGGATACATTCCAGCCAAAGATTGGTTTTAAAACACGTTATGGCATGGTTGCTAATCCATTTGCTACTGCTGCTGGCGACGGACAGGTATTGTCCCGTTCTGCTAACGGTGGTAACAATGCGAATATCTACTATCGCATTTTCCGCGTTCGTAACCTTACATAATAATAAGAGACGAGTAATCGTCCGAAGAAGGTCGCCTACGGGCGGCCTTTTTTATGCCTAAATACCAGACGGAGGCATTAATGACTACACAATTTCTACCACAGACACCACAGAACACCAGTATTCTACAGAGTACCAAGTTCACATTCATTATTCCTGATCTTCCGTTTCTAAAGTATTTCTGTCAGACAGTTAGTTTACCATCCGTTTCTACTACAGAAGTTTCGGTTCCAACTCCATTCTCAACCACATATCGTGCTGGTGATAAGTTAGTGTATGATGCTTTCACCATTACCGCTATCATAGATGAGGACCTTCGGGTGTGGGAGGAGACATACAAGTGGTTAGAAGGCCTAACAAGACCGCAATCTTATGCTCAATATATTAAGGCAAAGAATCCTCAAGCACCACTCTACTTTGACGGATATCTTACTATTAATACCAATGCCAACAATCCTAACATTCGGGTAAAGTTCCATAACTGTCATCCGACCTCTATTGGTCTAATCTCCTTTGACACCAAGGTAGACGCGGATGTTATTCCTACCGCTGACTTTACCTTCCGTTATGACCTCTTTGAAATAGAACGCTTGACAAATCCTTAAAAATAGTATATACTAATACTTTGATAATGAATGGAGTTTGCTTTGCGACCACCAGTTAAACTTGATGACCTAATGGAAGAATGGCATAAAGATTGTGCTATTGACTCCACTGAACCAGGTCTTGAACTAATTCGTATCTCTTCCCTTCATGGTAAATACTTACACATTTTATCTCACCATAGAATGTTAGTCAAGAAGTTTACCAATGACTATAATAAAATGCGTCTTATTAAGTTCCAGTATTATCAAGGTGAACTTGATATGGAAGAACTGAAAGAACGTGGTTGGGAACCTAATAGTCGTCTAATCATTAAGCAGAATATACCAATCTACATGGACGCGGACGAAGACCTAAATAATATGGTTCTTAAAAAAGTGGTACATGAAGAAGTGGTAGAGTTTTGTACCTCCATTATAAAGGAACTAAACAGTAGAGTATATGCTCTAAGGTCCTTTATTGAATGGAAGAAAATGACGGATAGATGACTGATTTTGTTATAACAAATAAGAATGAGGCCTACATCCATATCCGTTGTGATGAAGGTAAAGGATGGGAATTGCGTGATGCTTTTTCTTTCCGTCCCCCAGGGTTTCAGTTTGTTCCTTCTTACAAGCAGAAACTTTGGGATGGATACCTCAGACTTTATTCACCTACCACAGGTTTGATATATCGTGGCCTTGCACCACAAGTAATGAAGTGGATCAAGGAAAGAGGTTATACATATGAGTATGAGGATGAAGACTTAGATACATCATTCTCCTTAGAAGAGGCAAAAGAATATGTCGAAATACTCAATCCTAAACACCCTCCACGCGATTATCAAATGGATGCTTTCGTTCATGCTATTCGTTCTAAACGTCGCATTGTGTTGTCTCCTACTGGTTCCGGCAAGTCTCTTTTGTTATACCTTGTTTGCAATTATCTTCTCAAAAAAGGCAAACGAGGTCTTCTCATTGTTCCTAGGTCCGCACTAGTAGAACAAATGTTCTCCGACTTCCAAGACTATTCTACTAAGAATGGTAAGGATATGTTTAAGTATTGTTGGAGAGTATATTCAGGTAAAGATAAAAACTCCGAACATCCTATTATGATATCCACTTGGCAGTCCTTGTTTCGGATGCCTAAAGAATACTTCGAGCAGTTTGACTATGTAATTTGTGACGAAGTTCATCAAGCACAGGCCAAGGCTCTATCAGATATCCTTTCCAAATGTACCAAAGCAGAATACCGACTCGGTGTAACAGGTACACTTTCTGGTGCCAAGGCACACGAATGGGTATTGATGGGATTATTCGGACAAATATATAAGGCTACCACATCAAAAGAGTTGATGGAAAAGAAACAACTAGCCGAACTTACCATCAAGTGTCTTTTGTTAAAATATAGTGAAGAAGAATGTCACTATATGAAATCAGCAACTTATCAGGAAGAACTTGAATACATTATTTCCAATACTAGTCGTAATAAGTTTATATGTAATCTTGTCCTCTCTTTAGAAGGCAATACATTACTCTTATTCAACTTTGTAGAGAAGCATGGCACCGTCCTCCACGACATGCTAAATAAGAAAGTCAAGGACGGCCGTAAGGTCTTTTTTATTCATGGAGGTACCGATGTCAGTGAACGAGAAGAAATACGAAGAATTGTTGAACGAGAATCCAACGCCATTATTGTTGGGTCCGTGGGAGTTCTTTCTACTGGGACTAACATTGTTGCTTTGGATAACATCGTATTTGCATCTCCATCGAAGTCCAAAATTAGGAATCTACAGTCAATCGGTAGGGGCCTCCGTGTCAGCGCCACTAAGAAATCCGCCACTCTCTTTGACCTCGCCGATGATTTCACTTACAAAAAACGTGAAAACTTTACCCTCAAGCATTTTATGGAGAGGTTAAAAACCTATAGTGAAGAACACTTTAGGTTCCGTATATACAAAATTGATATGAAGGATAAGTGAAATGAATAATCAATCAATCGCCAAGTTCATCCGTCTAAAGACCGGTGATGATATTATTGCCGAGGCCTTTGAGACAGGTGATGATACTGGTGATTATATCACGGTAATCAATCCACTCAAGGCCATGTATGTACCAGCAACATCAACAGGATATTTACAGATAGCATTTATGCCTTGGGTTTATCCTCGCATATGTGACCATCAGGAGTTTAATATCAAAAGGGAAGAGGTTCTTCTTTACCAAGATGTTACTGATAATATGAATGAGTATTATTGGGAAAGTGTAGATCATTACCTTGCCGCTAAACGTGAAAAAGTAGAAGAAATACAAGAAGAAAAAATTGATCAAGAGACATTGGAAGAGCTATTGGAAGAAATCCGAAAAGGAAGGGTGATGCACTAATGGTTGATAAGAACAAATATCTAGACTTGGATGGATCGGATGATTTTGGTTTCTCTTTTGGTGAGGAAACAGACCTTACTCCTATCACAAACGAGGTAGAGGATCTTAAACAAAGACTACAGGCCGTCCGTAAGATATACCTTCCTTTACTGGAGAACCTAGCAAAGAACGACGATCAGCCTATTATCAAATGGCCTAATCGCGGTCCGGTCTTAAAGAAGCATATGGATAAGTTAAAGAAACTTACAGATGTCTAAAGCCCATGCTTCGCATGGACTCGCTTCGCTCGTCTTGAGCAACTGGTTATATTTGGTGGTGGATGCGGAGCACATTATACACACATATTAGGAACCTTGTCAAGCCCCAAAATGAAAGAAAGTGATAAAAATGTTTAGTTTTTTCCATAGAACACCAGAAATACATTTGGATTGCTTCACATATAATCATAATACATTTCTTAACACACCTATAGTTTATGCCTCAAAAACAATTCCTGATTGGTGGAAAGAACTTCCTACACATAAACCTGTTTTTGGTGAAGATGAAAATAATAAACATGTTTTTTTAAATAAAAATACTATAAAAGATTGTTATGCAATAATAGAATTATATAAAAAAGGTATAGTTATAGAAAATTGGACTGATATTTCTATAAAGTCTGATGAAAAAGAATTGAATTATTGTTGGTCTTCAGGTATTCCACCAGAATCTCATGTGAGGGAACAATTAGGTTCCGCATATCCAAATTATCATCATATCAAATTAAATAGTCCTTGGAGATTTGTTGAAAAATCTGGTGTTAAATTTTTATGGTTTGGTGCTGAATGGTCCTTGGATAAAATGAATCTGAAGGTCTTGCCAGGAGTATTAAATTTTGATATAATTTCCGGTGTTAATGTGAATATTATGCTTCCTAAAAATGAAAGTGAGATTTTTATTCCTATAGGACAACCTTTAGTGCATCTTATACCTATATCAGAAAAAAAACTGATTTTTAAAAATCATTTAGTTGATAAAAATGAATATGATAAGATACACATTATTTCTTCTTTTGCATCTTTTTATGGATGGAGGAAGGTATTACAATTGAGAAAACGAAATAAGGAACGTGGAACATGTCCTTTTGGATTTGGAGATAAATGATGACTTATAAAAAGAAAAAGAACCATTATGTTGACAACGAAAGGTTCTTAACAGAAATTATGGAATATAAAAAAAGGTGTAGAGAAGCGATTGATAAAGGACTTGAGAAACCAAGAGTACCTGAATATATTGGTAAATGTATTTATTTGATGGCTGAAAATCTTTCTCATAAACCTCGTTTTATGAACTACTCATTCCGTGATGAATTGGTTTCAGATGCTATTGAAAATTGTTTCCTTTATTTTGATAATTTTGATCCGGATAAAGGATCGAATCCTTTTGCTTACTATACTCAAATCATTTACTATGCCTTTCATAGAAGGATTAGTAAAGAAGAAAAAAAT